CTTGGTGGCCCTCACAATGGTCGCAAGGCTATTGACTACACATTCATTCTTGACTGCTACCTGCGCTCAACGCACCAAAAGTCAGAAGACGCAGGGTTTGACAACGAGACTTTCTTAGACTCACTTGTTCAAGCAATTAGAGCAGACCGTAATGCTGGCGCACCTGGCACTATCTTTCAATGGGGAGAAGGCGCTAACGGCCCAGCTGGTGGCGAAGACATTGACATCACCTCGTATTACCCTCGCCAAATAAACGGCAAAGCCGCAGCGACACAAGTAACCTCAACAGTTCGAGTGCGCGTTGTGGAAATTATTGACAACTAAGGAGCATTATGGCTAATTACACATACACAGACGCAACTGCCAGGATTTATCCTGACATTGAATACAACGGATCTACACTCGAAGCACTACCAGGTCAAATCTATGCACTAGACGCTGACCCTGGTGATGGTCGCTGGACTTCATCAGCAGCAACAAAAGCCCCTGTAACACCGCCAGAAGCCCCTGTAGAGGCTCCTAGCACCGAATCAACCTCAACCCCAACCACTAACTAAGGAGCGCCTCACATGGCCTTTTTATCCGCCAACAGTTACATGGGTCTTATAGCCGAAACGGCTAGAGGAACCCTACCTTCAGGAACACCGGTTTACATTCCGGTAACAACTCCACAAGTAACGCCAATGCAGACCTTCTTGCGAGACGAAGCCTTCCGAGGCTCACCTGTAATGGTCTATGACCAAGTTCAGGGTGTCCGTCACGACGAGTACGACGCTAAGTTCTACCTGTTTGCCGACACATTTGGAAACTTTGTTAAAGCAGTTCTTGGTGGAACAGACACAGTTACAACAACTGGTTCTTCAAGCTCACACAACATCAAGTTGTTAAACAGCGCTTCAACAGGTTCACAGCCACAGTCATACTCAATTCTTGACTTTGACGGTGCTAACTACTTCACCATTACCGGCGCACAGGCAGACAGCATTAACTTGACATTTGGTGCGGAAGCAGCAGCAGACGCAACAGTTAAGTTCTTTGGAAACCCATACACTTCATACACCACACCACCGTCTCCATTCACAACTTTGTCAGTGTCAACTGAACACATGATTCCTGCTTGGGATACAACAATCTCAGTTGGCGGAACTACGTTTAACTACATTCAAACCGGTGAATTGAAACTTGAGCGCAAGACTGCTCCTATTTTCACAATGGGTTCACAGGCTCCTCTAACAAACTTTGCTGGGCCTATTGAAGTAACCGGTAAGTTCACAGCGGTTGTAAACTCAAGCACAGATGTATGGTCAACTGGAACAAACGCAGAAGCACTTACACGCTCGCCACAGGCAGTAGTAATTACTCTTACTGACCCTAACGACTCAACTTCATCTGTTCAGCACAGTATTTCTTTCACAATGACCGCTGCACAATTCCATAACGTCAAGCGCGTTCGCTCAAAAGAATACACAGAAATTGAAGTAGAATTTACAGCAAACGCAGACGCAACCGACGCTACGACTGGTTACTCACCAATCCAGGCAACGATTGTAAACGCATCATCAACGCCTTACTAAACAATAACCCAAAGGGGATAAAATGCCAGCAATAAACCTTCCAAATGGACAGTCAGCCATCTTGTATTCGCGTGACGAAATCTCTGAGCGAATTGCTCGAAGTATCTCACGCGCGTACATGAAGGCGGCTGGTACGGCTGCAAAACTTACAGCAAGTGGTTTTGACGATTCCAAACCTGAAACATGGGCTGTGTTTTCTGAAATTTCAGAAGAAGACCAGAACAACCTTGACGGCTACCAAGCAGAACTAATTGTTGGCATGGTTAAGTCGTGGTCATTCGGAGACCTTCCAACAACAGACAGCGCTCTTGATTTGCCTAAAGCAACCTTTGAAGCGTTGGCAGCAGCTTGTTCAGATGAATTTAACGGACAAATTGACCTGTCTCCAAACATTGACCCAAAAGCCCTTACCGCCGACTAGCGCGGCTGGAGGCAGCACTAAGGGGCAAAGACGCTGAGGTTGATGCGGAACTATCTAGTCTTTTTAGAGAATACAAATTCAGAAAAGAATTTGGCGGATCACACGAAGATTTTTTGAATCAACCCAGAGAAACAACCGAATGGCTTATTGCTATTCACGGAATGGTTAATGAGGTCAACAATGCCAGTTGAGGTAATTGTATCGGGTATTAACGAGTTTTCCGCTGGTCTTTACAAAGATGTTGCCAAAGCCGACTTAGCTGCAAGAAACATTGTAACTAAGGGTGCGGAAGTAATTAAAGAAAACGCAAAAAGAGAATTTAGACCAACGCAACCCAAGAGCGTTCCTGCTGTTCCAACAAGCCCAACAAACCGAACTGGAAATCTTAAAGATTCTATTCAAATGATTGGTACACCTCGACCAGTAGGTAAGGGTGGTTGGATGTCGGAAACCGGCCCTAGATCTGACGTAAAGTACGCAGGCTACGTTGAGTACGGAACCTCTCGCATGACTCAAAGTCCATACCCTGTTGGCTATCCGTACTTAAAACCAGGGTTTCAAAAATCAGAAAAAGAAATTGAATTAATAGCTATGGAGGAGTGGCGAGCAGCCTTAGAATAATGTCACTACTACCTCTAATAACACTTACTGCAAACACCACAGAGTTTGTTGAAACAATTACACGCGCTCAATTACTTATGAGTAGAGTCAAATAATGGGTTTTCTTCCACCTGTAGTAGCGCGTTTATTCGCTGACATTCGCCAATACGAAGGACAGATGGGCCGAGCCGACGGCATTATGAAAGGCTTTGGCGATACCGCCATGTCTACAAGTGCCAAAGTGAACAGGGCCGCAAATTACATCATTGGTGCTGGCGTTGCCATTGGTGCAGTTTCTATTAAAATGGCAGCAGACTTTCAATCTGCGACTACTCGTTTGGTTACTGACGCTGGCGAATCTGTAAAAAACCTTGACATGATTCGCAAAGGTATTCTTGCTTTAGCAGGGCCTGTCGGTTCAACCCCTAAAAAACTTGCCGACGGAATGTATTACATTGAGTCTGCTGGCTATCACGGCGCACAAGCCCTAACGATTCTAAAGGCTGCGGCTGAAGGTGCAAAAGTCGGTTTTACCGACATGGCTACTATGGCTTCCGCAACTACTACCGTTATGCGCGACTATGGCTATGGTGCAAATCAAGCAAAAAACGTAACCTCTGGTCTTATTGAAACTGTTGCTCTTGGTAAAACCAACATGACATTGCTTGGTTACTCAATGGGTCGAGTTCTTCCTATCGCTGCAAACCTCGGAATTCCTTTTAAGGAAGTTGCCGGTGCTATTGCAACCATGACCGTATCTGGTCAACAGGCTCGATTCTCTGTTGCGGAAATTAAAAACGCACTTCTTAGCCTTGCTGCCCCTGGTGGTAAGGCTTCAAAAGTAATGGCAGATATTGGCGTATCTGCTAATCAGCTTCACACTGCATTACTTGATCCTAAAAACGGTGTAGCTGACGCACTTAAAATAATTGAAGACCACCTCAAACAACACTACACAGTTAACTCTCCTCAGTATGTTGCAGCCAACCGAGCAATCTTGGGTGGCATTACAGGATTGTCAGTTGGTCTTGCTCTAGGTGGCAAACACTTAGGCTTCTACGCAGACTCAGTAAACAAAATTGGTCAAGCGATGCAAGGCAATCAAAAGAACGTTCAGGGGTGGGCAGAGGTTGTAAAAACCGCAAACTTTCAAGCAGCAAGTCTTGGTGGTTACGCTTCTTCTATCTCAATTGCTCTTGGAAATGCTCTATTGCCGACTGTGCAAAGTATTGGAAAATGGGCCGCATCCGTTATTACTTATTTTCAATCTCACCCTCTTGTTTCTAAAATTGCTAGTGACGCAACTATTGGTTTGTTTGTTGCTGCTATTGCTACCAAACTAGGAACTGGTCTTATTGGAGTATTTAATAAACTAAAAGGTTTGTTTGGTTTTGCAGGAAAACAAATTGGGGTTGCAACTGGAGCAACTTTTCAAGAACAACAAATTTTCTATCTTCGAGAAATTGCTTACAACACAGCAACCGCTAAAGGAAAGGGCTTGTTAGCAACAGCAGAACAAGACTTGAAAAAAGCAGGTGGAGCTGGGCTTGCAATGAAATTTTTACCAGAATGGGCTGCAAAACTTGTTGGTGGTGGTTCTCTTGTAGGTGGTCTTGCTTTTTCTACATACAAAACTGTTACTGGATTATGGAAATCATTGCAAACTGGACAATTTTCTGGTTCATTGATGTCTCTTTTTGGACAAACTCCTTCTCAATTGGCTCAAGCACAAAGTTATACACGTAGTTCGGCTTCGTACGTCCATGATGTAACCGTTAAAACAAAAACTGGCATTAGAGTCTACGTCACTCACTAAGGGGAAATTATGGCACAGCAAAATGAAACAGACATTGAAATTGCCATTGAGCCTGCTGTTCTTGCTCAGGCCCTTATAAGTGACCCAACTGCCATGAAGATTCTTGCTGATGCTATTAGACTTGCAATGACAAACGACGTTCGCAACAAGGGGAACCTGTTTGGAGTTACTGCTCAAAAGCAACTTAACAACCAGACCAAACCTCCTACCTTGCAGGTGAACACGACCAGAAGAGTTCAATAATGACACTCGCAGCCTTACCTACGCTGGATGTTTACATAGCATTTAACCCAACGGCTAGTGGCGCTACTTTGTTCACCGCCAATCAACAAACTCTTCCTGCGTCTGGTGCAAGCAACACTTACTGGACAAACGTTGCTAGTTACGTTCAAGATTTCCAAACTCGCGCCGGTAAGCAACACTTTCTTGACCGAGTTGAAGCAACAACTGTTTTAATGACAGTCAACAACCGTAATGGATTCTTTACCAACGGTTCTGTTAATGGCACTGGATCTGTCTTAGACACTCGCAATCCTATTGCTATTACCGCAACTTGGAATCCAACTGGTTCAACACCCACTCCCTACCCTATTTTTTGGGGAATTACCGACAGCGTTCAAGAAGTAATAACTGACGCTCTTAACTCTGAATTAAGAATTAACGCTTCTGACCTGACAAAATACCTAAGCCTAAAAGAAATGGCTTCGGCTAACTTTTGGTCAACTTATGCAAACACTACGTCAACTACAAATTGGTATCGTTGTGACGTTACGGCGCAAGCCTCTGTTACTGGTGCGGTAAGTCCATCCGTAGCTTACGGTGTGGGCTACACGGACTACACGGCAGTCAACAATTTTCAATCTGGTCAATACGTTTCTGTTGTTGGGCTTTCAACACTTACAGGTGCTTCACTTAACACCGGTTCAACAAGTGCCTATCAGGTGTATGGAACGCCAACCGCTTCTTCTTTTACTCTTGCTTACAACCCCGGTTCGGGAATTAACGGAACCGGTGGAACCGCAACAGTAATGAATACCCCGGACAACAAGGGTACTGGTACTGGCTACTACTACGGTGCTGTTTCGTTTCAAACAAACGGCGCAATGGTTTATGACAACAACGGTTCGGTTGACCTTGCCGGAGGTTCTACAAGTCCTTCGGGCTATATGTCAATTAGTGACGTGCCAGCATCTACTTCTGGCGGATTGGATTTTTGGTTTCTTGGCGGAGGCTCTGCCGGAACTCAGATAACAACTGTCTTAGCTGGTGGCTATTCAGGAACCAATGTTCAAATGTGGGTTTCGCCAACCGGTGTTCTTGAGGCGGTGCTTTATGGTCAATCAATCGGTTCAATTACTTCAGCCACTTCAACTGGTTCCTTAATTGAACTTAACGGTTCTTTTGCATCAGCGGCGTTGAGTAATAATCTTTCTTCTGGACAATGGTTAAAACTTACTGGTTTTACTCCTGCTTCATTTAACGGTGAATGGGAAATTTACAGCAGTTCTTCAACAAGAATAAATTTGACCTCATCTATAGCCGCAGTTTCTTCGGGCGTAGGAATTGGTAATGCACATTCTGTAATACGTTCAAACGTAACGGTAGGAAATGGTTACTGGCATCACATTGGTTTTGTAAACAACTCTTCTAACCAATTGTGTATTTACGCAGACGGAACCATGACCCCTATTTCATGGGCTGGAACTTATTACAACGGATGGTCAACATACGTTACTATTTATGGGTCTCAGGCTCTCAACATTGGTGCGACTAATAGCGCTTTAGCAGATTCATCAAACGCTGCTACTTGTCCTTGTATTATTGACGAAATTATTATTAGTAACAACAGCAATACTTCTACGCTTTACTCTTCGGAAGTTCTTTCAAGGTATCGTGCTGGTTCTTTGCTTCAACTCGGTTTACCAACAACCGCAACGAATTACACATCAGCTGACCGTATTGCTGAGATTCTTACTATTGCTGGATACGGACAAGTTGTTGGCAATTCCATAACTTTGAATTCAAACATTTTCTACGTTAACGGTGTTGCCTATTCTTACTTAACAGGACAAGGCGCAGTCGTCTGTG